GTTAGCGATTCACTTCACACTCGCCTGCCAACCTGCATCAATTCGCCCCATAAAATGAGGAGAGCTATCAGATGACTGAAATGATGGTCCAGATATTTGACCAACTCTTACATAGGTAGAAGTCGCAGACTTGCCAGTTGCGTTAAGAGTATCTATGACCTGCTTTGCAAGCTGAATCATTTGCTGACAGCGCGCCGGGCCAATACTTTTTGGAGTAAAGCATCGAACAATCAACGCACCCCTTGCGTAGTCAAGTGATCCATCAAGAGTGGATTCAGTGGTCAAGCCAAAAGTAATATTGATTCGCACGTACTCTTTCGGTGGATCAGGTGGAACTGCGGTTATATTGTCAAAGTAGACCGGAATTGGAGGAGTTTGCGTGTTGTATGCAGTGAGCAGTGGTGCTTCAATTGCAGCACGAATTGATTGGTAGTTCATTAATAGGCCCTCTCGTATCCAAAGGTAAAACCTGTCTTTAGATCATTTTGTAGCCCTCCGCCTTTAAGGTAATTCACGAACCAGTCAGGAGGCGCTGTCCTGCTTGAATTTGCGTCCGGATCATTTTCATCAACAATTCGACCAATAACAGGTCTAGAACTTGGACGTGGCTGCGCATCTCCATGAACCCATCTACTTTCGTCAATAGGTCTTGAAGGATTGGAGGGCCTTTCGAACGTAGCGTCTTCCTCGTCAATGGCAATTGACGCATGGGGCGAAGTGTTTACTATTGCAAATTTTGTAATACCTTGCTTGATGTATCTTTCGATCTCCCTGACAGGGATATCATTTTTTGTGTATCTATAAATTTGGCCAGTCACTCCCGGAGTATTGGGAGTTTGGCCGACAGGAGCAAACCCCCAAGACGCCGAAAACTCACCAGTCCAAGCAGGCCCTTGTTCCGCAAGGCTATTCATTGATTTAACGGCAAAGCCTTGAAGGCCACGAGCAAGTTCTTTGTCCAGCTCTTTTTTCAGTTCTGCCGCTGCTCCTTTTTGAGCAGCAGCCAAATAAGAGGCGGTCTGCTTTTGCCATATCAGCCCAGCCTTGCAACGACTGAGTGCATTATAGGATTGTCGCCACGATATGAGTACATGCCAATGATTTTTGCTGTACGATTTACGCCATTTTGTACATAGCGAATTGAATCGGTTGTCTGAGGGTAATACCCGGAAAGAGCATCAGCGGCAAAAACAATCTTTACATCAGTCTGCTGATACAATCCTTGCGTCTCCTCCGGTCTTAGCTCAGAAATAACAATCTTGATAGAAATTTCCGTTGCCGCACCAGAAACGGTGCCCGTCGTTGGATTGTAAGTAGAATTTGAATTTGCTTTGATGTAAGTCGCGTTGATTCCGAACTGCGTAATCAGCGGCCCTGGAATTGAGGAGAAAATGTCGTCAACAAGTGCCATGGCTTATCACAGCGGATTGCTGTACCAACCGCCACGAGACGGAAAAACTTGACCACCAGCAAAGCGGATGCGACTACCACGGAAAGAAGCATTTCCATAGTACGGATCAATACGAGCCGTACTATCACGCGATACGTAGGGTTGATTGAAACTTGGATCAATCATGTAGCGATACAAAATATCCATTGCAAACGGCGGAATATAGTCAACGCCAGTCTGCGGAGCATCGCCACCTTTGAACTTAACGCGCAACGCACCGTCGCCAAGTTCAACCTCTTCGTACTGATTGGTACTGCGCAAAGTTGCGCCACCATCATTTACGGCAACTGCTGTATAACCACCACCACTACCAAGAAACGCCGCCATATAAGCAACGGCTATTTCGAAGTCAATAGGCAGCTCATCAGTTGCCAGTTGACGCCCATCAACTTTGATTAAACGCGGCCAAGAAAGAGATTGACTGTCATCAATGACTCGCCCCTTCCACTTCAAGGGGTTAATGGTCATTGTTGCAGCAACAAGCGTCTGCTCTTTCTGCGCATCAGCCAATGCAAGCCATGCGGTAATTCCAGCGCTCGCAGGCAAATCGCCAAGCAACGACGTGGCCCTCGCAACGCTCAGGAAGGAGTTGGCGTTAGCCGCTCCCAGTGTCGATACGAAGGCCATGTGCGTGCCTCTCTAGGGCTCAGCCCTTGACAGTAGTGGTCTTGGTCTTGGTGGCGCTTACGGGCGCCTTCTTGGGCTCTTCCTCAGCCACGGGAGCGGGACATGCCACAGGAGCAGGACATGCTTCGGGAGCGGTCTCTGCTTGCAGCTTGGCCTCTTCTTGTTCGCGAGCGAGTCGGAAAGTAGTAATCGACATGACGGTTACTCAATAGTGGAAAGCCCCTCCGAAGAGGGGCCGTTACTACTGCAACGATCAGATGTAGCAGCGCAGCTGCGTGATCCGAATGTTGCGGTTGTCGGTGAACACCTTGCTCCAGTTGGAACCGGTAGCAAGCTCGGCATTAGAAGGCGAGTTGCCAGCAGCATTACCAACCCAGCTGATGCCATTGGGATGCACAAGATAGTGCGTCCGGTTGATCAGATAGTCGATGCCCTTCAGGGAATCGCGGTCGGTTTCTAGGGGAGACTTGGCAGGAGCAGTTGCAAAAGCAAATGCACCGGGGCCAAAGAAGTAGGTGTGCAGCACGTCAGCACCGCCAGTGCCAGCGCCAGCATCAACAGGCAGCGTGTCGTCAACGAACACCGGGCGACCCAGATAGGTGCCCAGCTCAAGACGTTGAGCGGACAGGCGAGTATCGAGCTGAGAGGTGCTGGAAGCAGGAACAATCAGATCCAGCTTCATCAGGGCGTAATACACACGCGAGTGCATCAGAACGCCAGTCAGCTCCTGACCTGCATCACCCAGCTTGGCAATAGCATCCACCATCACGCTCTGAGAGAGCTGAGTGGAAGTGCCGCCAGCAGCGTGAGAGGAGGTCAGAGGACCGCCAGTCGCAAACAGACCCTTGATCACGTTGATCAGGGAAGTTTGCATGTCGCGCACCCAGTACTGACCAGTGCGACGAGCGATGGCTTGCATGGGGTCCGAACCAGCCAGCTCACCAGCCAGGTCCGAGGCTTTCCAAGCCTTACCACGCATGTTGCGAACGCCGGTCTGCACATCACCAGCAAGGGTGGCGGCGGTCAGACCAACGGTGTCATCAAGGATCTCCGAATCACCAGAGAGATCGCCAAAGAAAGGCAGGTCAATCGTCTTGCCACCTTTAGCGAACTCAGCCTGGATGGCAGAGTTAGTAACCATCAGGCCGGAAGTGACCAGAGCGTTACGGTTTTGCAGCTCCTCCTGCTGGTATTCCAGGAAAAGCTGAGGAATGAAGGGAATGCCAGCGAGGAGCATTGTCTTTGCCTCAAGTGAAAGTATGAACGAGTGCCAGCAGCACTGCTGCTAAGCAAAAAGCCTGCGGTACAACCGCGATGCGAGCACTTGGCCCGACTTCACGAGGCACGGCCTCTAACAGACAAAGAATAGCAATAAGCGAAGCGAGTGATCACTTCTTCTTGGCTGAAGGCTTGCGCTTTTTCTTGGCCGGCCTTGGCGGCATACCACTCTCGCTAGCTGCAATCGCAGCAGCCTGCGCACGACTTGTTACCTTTTTGCCAGACGATGATTTCAGAGTTCCCGCGTAAAACTCACGCATTACTTTTGCAAACTTGTCTTGAGACTTGCTCTTTTTCATAGCGAGTAAAACAATTTAATAAAAAAGCCCCACCGAAGCGGGGCGCCGTGTCTAAAAAACAAATCAGGCGGTAGTGTCCAGAGTCCAGCCCTTGCCAGTGGCGACGGCTTTTTCTCCTGCAGAGACAGTGGCATTACCAGCAGTGCCGCTGATATCCAGAGTTTGCGTGCCGGTCACGGTAGGCAGACCAGCAAACAGATCAACAAGATTGGTGCGGGTGAAGGCAGCAGGAATCACGTAGATACTGCCGCTTGCCATTCCGGCATCGTAAGAGATGCGGAGGGCGGTGATGACCTCTTCGACCGCAGTGGTGATCTGGCGGCCAATGACGTTGCGATCAGTCTTGAAAGGCATGGCGAGTGAGATGAGCGCTCGAACACATGCTAAGAACCCAGCGCCCAACTAGCCTTTGCTAAAACACATCCAAGCTGTGTCAGAAAGAAGAACTTGGGATTCTCCGGTTAGGCAGCCTTGGAATCCAATCATTCATCAACTACTTAAAGCTGTTGATACGCACAATCAACTTTATTTCAAGACCGGCGACACATGGCATCTACAGAAAGCAAATGAAGCAAGAATTTATGTTAAGGAGCTAAAGGATTGGATTAAAAATCAGGAGTAGCGGCATTGCCTACCATTTAACCTTATCGGAGAAATTAGCTGCAACGGCAATGCACATCCCAATAAACAAATCGTCATCGTATTTATTTTTCATCATGTTAACTACTGAGTGAACCCATCTTACGTTTCCTTTGCAGTAACCAAGCTTACTGTTTATTCTATCAAGACTAGCGGTTCCACTTCCGTAATCAGTACTTATCGCCCAACCGGTTAAAGCGCATTTCCCGTCAAAAATAGCACAAAAATCATCATATTCCAGCGCCCATTCTATTTGTCTTGATTTTGCCGATTTTTCAAATTTATTATACAGCCGTTTCAATGCTCCAATGCCTGCATTTGCCGCAAATGCTTTTGCGGCTGAAACGCATTTCTTGCACTGCCAATCAGAGAGCGAGCTTTGTTTTGCGTGGTCTTTTCTGGTATAAGCCTGCTCAACTCCACAACCGCTACAGACCGAACACCATTTCTCCCCTTTGTTTTTATAGATATTTACCTCTGCGTCATTAACACTTCTGTAATCTTTTTTGCAGTGGCGACAGCTGCCACGATCAACCATATTTAACGCCGAGCATTTAGCCGAATATTTACTAATCGCCCCACATCTACAAATTGCCATCCAGTAGTTGCCGACGCAAGCAACATTTTCATTATGTATTGGAAGCATGGTGAAGCAATGCTGCTAGTTCACCACTTAGTGTAGCACCCCAAAAGACCCATTTGGTAACTGAACTCCAATAGGCTGCACTCATCTTGCCCTTTGCAATATTTTTTGCATGTCTTGCCTTAAAAGAGCGGCGACGCGCTTTTTCTTTCTCGGTATCAGGGCTGCTACCAGCGCCGCTAACACCCTGCTGCCCAAAACGAATCAACTTAACCTTATCGCCCTCTTTCGCAACAACGACGTGCGACTTGGTTGGATGATTTGGTGTGCGCTTTGGTTTGTTGTAGCCAGATACGCCAGCCCTTTCAAGGCGGGGATCTTTCTTTTTCATCACTTCTTCCTCTTGCGAGAAATCACAAGCCTGCCATCTCTTTCGATCACGGTCATCCCGGCACGCTCAGTTTGCTTTTTGAGTGACGCATACTTTTCGGCAAGTGTCATTTTCTTGCCTTTCTTTTTGCTTTTACTCGCTCGATACGATTCAGCCATTTGCGCAGAAAGCACCTAAGAGCACCGTAGCAATAAAAAACCTCCCGAGGCGCAACTCAGGAGGTTCGCTTGTTCGTCAACC